GTCGCCCGTGTGCCCCCCCCCGTATATAAAATCCATGGGTCCCTGTAAGCTATAAAGTCTTGCTTTTGCGAGGTCTTTGTATAACACATGACTTTTCTATATAAAACAAAAGTGCGAAACGGAATACTTCATATGCAAAAAAATCCCGGAGAAAATTTTTCGACCGTAGAGGTTGATCCAGTAACAGGGGAATATGTTATCAAGGTACCTGAGTGGATCATCAGTGAATTCGGGTGGTATGAAGGTACTGAAGTTAATATGGAAGTAGATGGAGATGCTATCGTAGTAACCGAACTATAGTATAGACATAAGGTCCATCTCATAGTATAATTACTACTGAATCGATTCACATTCAAACTTGACCTAATTATGGCAAAAGGATTTACAGTAAAAGCAAAAGCGCCCACCGCAACAAAAGAACCAGAGTGGGATTATGCGAAAGCACGAGAGATGATTAAAGGTAAGACAGTAGTCTTCTGTCTACCTGGTAGAGGAGTATCATATACGTATTTGAAGAACTTTGTACAACTTTGTTTTGACCTTGTACAGAGTGGAGCAAGTATTCAGATTTCACAAGACTATTCGTCTATGGTGAACTTTGCACGTTGTAAGTGTCTGGGTGCTAATGTATTGCGTGGACCTGATCAACTTCCATGGGATGGTAAGTTGGAATATGATTATCAGTTGTGGATTGATAGTGATATTGTCTTTAACGTAGAGCGTTTCTATCAATTGGTATTGATGGATAAGGATATTGCATCTGGATGGTATTGTACTGAAGATGGTCAGACTACTTCTGTTGCTCATTGGATGGATGAAGATGACTTCCGTGGTAATGGTGGTGTTATGAACCATGAGACCTTGGAGACCATTGCGAAGCGTAAGAAACCATTTACAGTTGACTATGCAGGATTTGGATGGTTGCTGATTAAGAAGGGTGTCTTTGAGCACGAAGAGATTAAGTATCCATGGTTTGCACCTAAGATGCAAGTCTTTGAATCTGGTGAAGTACAGGACATGTGTGGAGAGGATGTATCCTTCTGTCTTGATGCGAAGGAAGCAGGATTTGAGATTTGGTGTGACCCTCGTATCAGAGTTGGTCACGAAAAGACTCGCGTTATCTGATGTCTACGCAAGAACTCTATACAATTTCTCATGATGGTCAAGTTCTTGCTGAGGGCTTGACCCAAGAGGAATACTTTGATAAACTAATGGACCTGGCGGAGGATTTCTACTCTTCTGGGTCTCCGAACCCCTCGGAATTAATTACTACAATCACTAAGGAAGACTAAGTTATTATGGCTCGTGCTAAGATTGGATTGAGTGGTGGAGTTTTTATTGAAACTCGACCGAAGAAGACTCGTCAAGGGTCCGGAAAAAACACGAAATATGCCGCTTCTTCTCGCAATAATGCAAAGAAACGTTATCGTGGTCAAGGTCGCTGAGGGCGACCTCTTTTTTTGATTAAAAATAAATACAGATGAGGGATAGAAACCCCTATAAAAGTTCTGTTTAACCAAATGGAGAAACAGATGTCTAAGTATCATGTCGATAGAGATACTGAATACATGTACCGTATGTGGGGTACAACTAGTTTAATTACTGACTATTGGACCAAACCACATAAAACAAATGATAATGCAGAAGAATTGACTGAGGAGGAACAAAATCAAGAGTGAGGGTATAAATAAATTTAGAAAAATCTACCCACACGATGTCTTCACAGAGGGTTTCTAGAGCATTTAAAGATATTAGTTTTGCCTTTGATCCACATCCTGTGACTAAGGACTTACCGGTATTGATTAATCAACGTGCTATCATTCGATCAGTACGTAATTTGGTTGAAACAATACCTACTGAACGGTTCTTTAACTCTACATTAGGTACTGATATTCGTGGTTCCCTCTTTGAATTCATTGATTATGGTACTGCTACTGTAATCCAAGACCAAATTAAGAACACTGTTGAATTTTATGAGGATCGAATTGAAAATTTAAAGGTTCAAGTCGATCCTAAACCTGATAATAATAGTTTTGATGTAAAGGTTTTCTTTGATATCGTTGGTTCAGATTTCCCACCACAAGCCTTCTCCTTTATTCTGGAGGCAACGCGATAAAAAATGCCTTTTACTCAGTTTACTAACTTAGATTTTGACCAGATTAAGGTTCAAATCAAAGATTATCTCCGTGCTAACTCCAATTTCACGGATTTTGACTTTGAAGGATCTAATTTTTCTGTCTTAATCGATACGCTTGCTTATAATACTTACATTAATGCATTCAATGCGAACCTTGTAGTCAATGAATCCTTCCTGGATGGTGCTTCAGTTCGTGAGAATGTGGTTTCTCATGCTAGAAACATTGGTTATATCCCCCGTTCTAAGTCTGCTGCTAAGGCGCACGTCACATTTGCGGTACCAACAAGCACATCAAGCACTGCAATAACCTTAGAACCTGGTTTAGTGTGCATTGGTGCTCAAGATAACACCTCTTATCGCTTCTCAATACCTCAAAGTATTAGTGCTATCGTTAATAATGGTGTAGCACAGTTTGGTACTGCTGCAAAACCTATAGAAATCTTTCAAGGATCGCTACTCTCTACACAATTCTTGGTCAATACGGCACAAGATCAGCGTTTTATCCTTGATAATCCTAATATTGACACTTCAACCATCACTGTTTTCGTAAAAGGTATCAATGATACTGGTCTTGGACGTGAATTCAAGATGGTTGATAACATTTTGAACATTGATAAGAACTCTGAAATCTTCCTTATTCAAGAAGTACAGGAAGAACGCTTTGAATTGCTGTTTGGTGACGGATATTTTGGTAAAAAGTTAGAAAATAATGCTGTTGTGACTGTTCGTTATATTGTAACTGACGGTGAAGCGGGCAATGGACCTGCATTTTTTGATTTCCAAGGCAGTTTTATTGATGATGGTGGAATCAGAGTCATTCCTAGCGCCTCAGTGCCCGTTACAACCGTCCAGAAGGCGCAAAACGGTGGTGAGGCAGAGGGTTTATCATCTATCAAGTACTTCGCTCCTAGACTCTATTCAGCGCAGTACAGAGCGGTTACTGCTAGAGATTATGAAGCAATCATTGCTTCTGTATATCCCAACACGGAGTCTGTTGCAGTAGTTGGTGGAGAAGAATTATCACCACCACAGTTTGGTAGTGTGCAGATTAGTATCAAACCTAAGAATGGTACATATGTTTCTGACTTTGATAAGCAAAATATTCTGAATAAGATTAAGCAATACTCTATTGCAGGTATTAATCAAAAGATTGTTGACTTGAAAGTACTTTATGTTGAACTTGAATCAACAATTTACTTCAATGCTAATCAAGTTTCTAATGTTGATGAGTTGAGATCGAATATTATTGGTGCTTTGACGACATATTCCAAAGATGTTGATATGAATCGCTTTGGTGGTCGATTTAAGTACAGTAAAGTTCTTCAATTGATTGACCGTGTTGATGATGCTATCACCTCTAACATCACAAAGGTTAGGATTAGAAGAGACTTGAAGGCACTCAAGAATCAATTTGCACAGTATGAACTCTGTTTTGGTAATAGATTCCATGCTAATCCAAGTGGATTGAATATTAAGTCTACTGGATTTAAAATTGCTGGAGAATCTTCAACAGTATTCTTAACAGATAATCCAATTGATACTGAAAAAGGAACAATTGCTATTATCAAAGTCGATGCTGATGGAAATAAGATTGTTGTTGCTAAAGAAGCAGGAACAGTAGATTATAAGAAGGGAGAAATTATTCTGAATACGGTAAACATTACCGAAACATCTAGACCAAACGATATTGTTGAGATTCAGGCGTTCCCAGAATCGAATGATGTTGTAGGTCTTAAAGATTTGTACTTATCATTTAACATCTCCAATAGCGCGATAAATATGGTTAAAGATGTTATCGCATCTGGTGAAGATATTTCAGGCGTCTCATTTACAAGAGATTACTACACTTCAAGTTATTCAAACGGAGCATTACAGAGGAAATAAGATATGTCGCATTTTGAGAAGAAAGTGCAACTCAATAAAATTATTGAGAGCCAACTTCCCGAATTTTTAGTTGCCGATTTTCCAAAGGCAGTAGATTTTTTCAGACAATATTATATCTCCCAAGAAGCACAGGGTGGTAACATTGACCTGGTAGATAATCTTGATCTTTATATCAAGTTAGATAATCTGATTCCAGAAGTTGTTACTGGTAAAGCAACTCTGTCTTCTGATATTAGTGAAACAGATACTACAATCACAGTCTCTTCAACAAAGGGATATCCAGATGATTATGGTCTGTTGAAAATTGGCGATGAGATTATCACTTACACTGGTAAGACTGATACTACGTTTACTGGATGTATTCGTGGTTTTAGTGGCGTTACTGGGTTTGATGATAGCACAAAGGCACATTTTGTAAACACAAACCGCCAAAGTGTTGTTTTTGAGGATACTGCTGCTGCTTCTCATAGCGCAAATGCATCTATTCAAAATCTTAGTGCGCTTTTCTTACAGGAATTTTATAAAAAATTAAAGAAGACATTCACACCTGGATTTGAAGAAGAGACTTTTGTATCAGATCTGAATGTTTCTAACTTCATCAAACACGCTAGAAACTTCTATCAGTCTAAGGGTATTGAAGAGTCTGTAATCATTCTCTTCAAGGTCCTGTATGGCGTCACAGCGAAGGTTATTGACCTTGAGGGTAGATTGATTAAGCCTTCATCTGCAGACTACATCAGAAGGGAGGTAGTGGTCGCTGAGAGTCTTTCTGGTGACCCGTTTGCTTTAGAAGGTCAGACTATCTTTAGATCTAATGACTTGAGTACAAATGCTTCTGTATCTGAGGTAGAAATTTTTACTAGAGATACAAAGGCTTTCTATAAACTTGGTTTGTTTGTTGGATATAATGATAGGGATCTTGTCGAAGGCACTTTTGTTGTTCCTGGATTCTCAAGAGTCTTAGAATCTGTCTCACCCGGTGCTTCTGTAATTACTGTAGACTCTACAATAGGTTTTGGGCAGACTGGTTCTGTTGTTAGTGGTAATAATAAAATTGAATATACTTCAAAGAGTATTAATCAGTTCTTTGGGTGTACTGGAGTTACTAATGCAATCAATGTAACTGATCCAATTAGAGCAGATGAAACTATCTTTGGATATGAAAATGGTGATGCAGAAAAGAAATGTGAACTTCGTATTACAGGAGTTCTGTCTGATTTTGAAGC